TCAAGCACTGGACGATGCGCTGGCCGATACGTTGACCCGCTGCGGCATGATGCCGATGATGTCGGCTGGATGGTGAACCACACTCCGCTTCTGAGCAGAAGAACGGGAGCTGGGCACGAAGTCGATCGTAACATACGACTTGTGCCCGGCTTCCGCTTCGTTGAGAAACTTCACGCCTGTCGCCTCCCGTGGATTAGACAACTGAAGATCCGCGATGAAAATGACGAGACGTTTATGATCGCCGACTTCCCTGGGCACCGTAGCTGCCTGATCGCCTTTCATCCATATCGCCACGGTAAACGGAAAGGCCGCTGATTTCGGTACCGAAATCAGCGGCCATATAACCACGTTCGTAGCGGGGCATGGATTTGAACCGTGGACCTCTGGTAACGTTGTTGCCCAGAGGTCCACGGTTCAAATCCATGAAGCCCGATTATTTGATTTTATCCTAGCGGCGTAATGCCGCCGGCCGCCAAGGATGCCGGCCGTGAGTATGCACAAAAAGCTGCCCCCTGCTCAGTGGCGGGACGAAATCACCCTATGGCTCGAATCGCTCACGGCGGCGGGCCTCAGTCAGGACACCGTCAACACGCGGCGATGCAAGATAGGCCACGCGGCGCGGTGCCTGGATAAATCGCCCTATGACGTGACGTCGGAGGATCTAGTGCATTGGACCGCCTCGCAATCATGGAAGGCGGAGACGCGCAAGGGCTACCGAAACACGCTCGTCGGTTTTTTCCGGTGGCTGCATGCCACGGGCCGGCGCGCGGACGATCCGGCCGCCGCGCTGCCGAAGGTGCGCAAGACGCGGCCGCATCCCCGCCCGTGCCCCGACGTGCACATATACGCTGCCATGTGCGCCGCGAACGATGTGGAACGGCTCATGCTGCGTCTCGGAGCAGAAGCCGGGTTGAGGCTGTCCGAAATCGCGGCCGTCCACTCGCGCGACGTGCTGGAAGGCGACGCCGGCCCGTCGCTGATAGTGCGGGGCAAGGGCGACAAACAGCGCATAGTGCCCATAAGCGAGGACCTGGCGAAGCGGATAACGGCCGCGCCCGGTTGGCTGTTCCCCGGCCGGTGGCGGGGACACGTCGAAAAATCGTATGTGTCCCGCCACCTCACACGGCTGCTGCCGGACGGTTGGGGGCCGCACTCGCTGCGCCACCGGTACGCCACGCGCATGTACGAGACTACGCACGATCTGCTGCTGGTCTCGAAGCTGCTGGGGCATAGCAGTGTGGAGACCACGCAAATCTACGTGGCAATGCCGGATAGCCGGCTGCGTGTCGGTCTGGACGCGGTGACGTTGGCCGGCTAGGCCGCGTGCTGCGCGCGCGACTTGGGTGTGATGGGGTTGTCCTTCCACCACGCCCACAGCGCGGCGCCCACGTTCCACACGAGCGCGACGAGCTGGTTAACCGTCTCGTCGGCGATGGGGATGGTATCGACGCCGAACATGACCAGGCATGCGTTAATCAAGCCGAGCAGCAGCACGAGGGCGCGGGCGATGGTCGCACCGCTGACGCCTGGCGTACGCGGGTCGCCGCCTTCCACCTGTTCCTCTCCGTAATCCATCATGCCTCCTTGTTCGTGAGCGTCACCGTGAGGTTCTTCAGCGCCGCGTTGACGGCCTCGCTCACGGTCTTGGTGATGTCGGATGGGTTCGCGCCCACCGATTTCGCCAGAGCTTCCAGCGCGGCCGTCTGGGCCTTCTCATACGCGGTGGTCTTAGCCTGCACGTAACCGCTGATCTGATCGGCGCGGGCGGCCCACGTGGCCTTCTTGCTGGAATGGATCAGCTTCACGCCAGCGTCCTCCAGCACCTTCATCTGGTCGGGATGCCCCAAACCGATGCGGCCTGTCTCCGGGCTCCAGTAATAGACCACGCCGGTGTCGTCGTCGCGGATCATAAGCGCGCAACTCATGTCTGTTCCTCCTTGGTTGTTCAGAATCTGATTCGCCCTGTTGATGACGCGGGCCACGTCCAGGCCGTTCACGGCCCTATCGGGGCAGCCGGCGTGATCCGTGCCGGGCACCTCGCGGTGCAGCACGATATTGCCGGTGCGGTTGCCGGTCTCGTCGTGCCACAGCTTCGTCCACCCGTAACGGCGGGCGATATCCGCGCAGAGCTGCGCGGACGCCTCATATTCGGCGTCGGTCGGCGCGATGCCGGCGATACCGCCGGCGTGCTCGATGCTGATGCCTGAGCAGTCGCTGGCCATGTTCGCGTCGCACCAGGCACCATTGATCTCGTCAACCCACTGGTAGACGGTGCCGTCTGTGCCGACGCCGTAGGTGCTGGACGCCCGGTAGCTGGATCGCTGGAACACGGTATCCGTGCCCTGGAGCGAGCCGACCATGATGTGCAGCGTGATGTGCGTCACCTTGTAGCCGTTGCGGCCTTGATAGTGGTTCGGGCTGCCGCGCCACACGGCCTTCGCGTATCCGACCATGTTTCTCTCCTTCCGTCAGTCGTCGTGGTCGAAAAGGTTTTCAGGGGGTTCGGGCGGCGGTGGCCCCAATCCCTTGTAGATGTGGTCAACCAGATGTCGGTTCCATTGCCACAGCAGCGCGTTGTCGGTCTGCATCTGCTGCGCGAGCCGGTACGCTTCCATACGGTCGCGTGCCGCCGTCACGAGCTGCTGCGCGAACGCGCCGGCGACGACGCCGACAGCGCCGACTATTGCGATGATTACGTTCTCGGTCATGATCTCCCTTCATCGGGGGTGTGGTTCACAGGGTTATGGGTTGCCGATCGTCAAGGCCGGAGGGCACACCGTCACCACCGACGCGGACGGGACTTTTCTTATCAAGGTCGGGTTTCCCGACGGTCGCAAACCCGATTACTGCGCTTACATGGTCGGCCCGTTCGGCGCGAACTTCCAGGACGAGGACGGTTATATCGTCCATAACTGGGGGACCTCGCAAACCGATTCAATCCGCTTCCGTCTTTACTCCGCCAAGTATCAGCGGTGGGTGGGGCGCGTGGCGATTTTCGGCTACTGGGTGGCGGTCTGGAATGCGCTCCCAATCAGCTGAACGTCACACCCTCCGGTATCGGCAGCGTAAGCGGCGTGTGCAAGCACCTATCGCCGTTGGACAGTCCACCGGCGACGACGATTGAGCCCGCCGTGGTCCATGTGGCCTGTTTGCCGTAGTTGCCGCTCGGTATTGCCCACAGACACGATAGATTCACGTTCTTGCTGGGCTTTACGCCTGACGAGTAAAGAAACACGTTGTAGTTGTTCACGTTCACCGTGCTTTTGAACCCGCTTAGGTTCACGTGCAGAAGGCCATTGGCTCGATCCACGATGATGTTCATGCCACCGCCGTAGGCGTCAGGCTGGAATGAGTTCGTGTCCTGCCACTTGAATTTCGCGGACTCATAACCCTGTGTCAGTTGGTTCCGCAGACTGTCAAGCATGGCGCCGGTCGCGTAAGGGAGCCACGCGGTGCCGTTGTAGTAGTACGGGCCGTTGTTCGCGGTCGTCGTGTCGGCGGTCACGTAGCCGGTCTGGCCTGTCACGCCGGTTTGCGCCGCCAATGCCTCGAGCGTGGTAGCGATGACGGGTTTCACGCCGGCGGGCGTGTTTCGTGAATCAACCTCGGTCAATGCGGTTTCGATGCCCTCGGCCATGGTCTTGAACTGTGCTGGCGCGCTTGACACGAGGTCGTCGACCTCGATGTAGGGCAGGCCATAGATCGGTGTGGTTTTCATGGTTCCTCCGTGATGGTGGTTGGTTGCTGGTAGCGGGTGACGAGAGAGAGTTCGGCGAGGGTGAGCGCGCACTGCCGCCATATGGCTGGCCATGCTCCCATGCTCGCCCAGGTGATCGCGGTCTCGGCGGCTACGGGTAGTGGCCAGAGCGTGACCTCGTTGCGGAGCCGGGGTCGGCCGTTCGACCATTGGTAGGTGAGGGTGCCGCCGGTGCTGGCCCATGCGCCGCCGGATGCTGGTTTGGCGTCGTCGCCGGCGAGCCGTGAGACGATGGAACCCTGGATGACGAGCGGCCCGCTGCTGGCGGTGAGGTAGAGGCGGGCGTGCGTGGCGGGGTCGAGTTTCCGGCTGTCGAACACGATGGTGTCCGGGCGCAGTCGCCGGTCCATCGAGACGAGCAGTTGCGCGAACGCCTCCCGTTCGTCGTCCGATGGCGTCCACACGGTGCCGCCGGCTCTGCCCCATACGCCGTCGGAGTTGTCGGCGGAGACCACGTCCGATTCCGCGCTGATGCTGGATTGCGTGATGGTCAGGTTGGCCGGCAGTTTGCCGAGGCCGGTGAAGTCGGTGTCGTGGTCGTCGAATTCCAGGGCGCCGTCCTTGGATTTCGCGGTGTTGCCCTGGATGGTGATTTGGGTGACGGGTTCGGGGATGATGATGGTCTGGTCGTCGTCGGTGATGATGTCGGCGGCGTCGAGGCCGTCCAGCGTCTCCCCCGTCCAATCGGTCACGGTGAGCCTCGCCGTGTCGTCGATGCCGATGCTTGCGGGCGCGCCGAACGGCATGTAGTCGAGTCGGCTCGCGTCATGGTCGGGGTATTCATACCATATCGGCCACATTCGGGAGTGTGCGTAGAGGCGGTGGAGCAAAGTGAGCTGCGATGGGTAGTCGTCGGTCCGGTAGGGTGCCACGGATGCGGTGGCGTCGAGGCCGTTGGCGTTGGCCTGTGGCGCGTCCGCTTCCCTGGCTCGTCGGTTGAGCTCCGTCAATCGTTCGGCCATGGTGCCGACCCAATGCAGGCCCGTGTAGCGTGCATCGGATGATACGGGCCCTTGTTTCTGCAGTCTTTTCCACAGGATCATGCGGCTGGAGGCGCTGAGCTCCAACAGCCAGCCGTCGCCGCGGGGCCGGGCTTCGCCGCCGTTCTGCACCAGTCCATCGAACAGCGTCGTCGCCGCGCTTGACTTGCCGGACGGGTTGCCGGGCGTGTATGCCTGGTGCATCGCGTCCAAACGCATGCGCTGCGCCGACCATGCGCCCATGTCGTCGCGGAGCATGCCCCATGTGGGTTGCGCCGAGATCTGCACGAGCACGCGCGCGCCGGCCAGGGTGAGGGCGCGGCCGGTGAGCCAGCCGGTCGAGTCGCGTAGCCGGAACGTCATCACGGACGGGTCGGGCTGCTGGTCGATGCCGTCGGTGCCCCACTGGATGCTGAAGCCGTCCAACGCGGCCACGTCGTTGTCGTGGTCGTTGACGGCAACCCAGCCGTCGCCCCAGTCGAGGAACATGAAACACTGCTGCGCCACTAGTTGCCTCGCTTCCGGTCGTAGTCGCGGAGAATCTTCCTGATTTCGCGTGCCACGCCCTCGCGGTCCACGGGCGCGTTGAACGTGACGTTGAAAACGGTGGTCGTACTGGCCGCCTGACTGCCGGCGGTGGTGCCGCCGTTGAACACGACGTTGGATAGGCGGCCGTTGATGTTGCCGATGGTGCGGCGCACGTCGGTGTCGAAGCCGGTGCGCAGGCCTCGTGCGAAGCCCTTCATGATGAGCCGGCCGTTGTTGACGAGCATGATGGCGTCGTAGGCGGGCGGCCCCTTGTGTTCCTTGATCCAGTCGCCGATGCCGCCTGTCCAGCCGGTCACGGAGTCCCACATGCTTTTCAGGCCGTCAAGGAAGCCGCTGATGATGCTGGAGCCTGCGTCGTACAGCAGTCTGCCCACGTTGCCGATGGCGGACAGGATGCGGCCGGGCAGTCCGCTGAACCAGCTGACCACGTTGTTCCACGTGTTCTGCGCGAACTGGGCGGCGCTGGAGAAGAACGCGCCTATCCTGCCGGGCAATGATTGGAAGAATCCGATGATGTTGCTCACGCACGAGCCGACGAAGCTGGTGAATTTGCTCCAGATATTCCGGCCGGCCTCGGTCTGGGTGAAGAAATAGATTAAACCGGCCACCAATGCGGCAATGAGAGTGATGATGAGCACGATGGGATTGGCGTTCATCGCCACGTTGAGCGCCCATTGGGCCACGGATGCGGCCGTGTTGGCGATGCTGAACCCCTGCAATGCGGAGGATACGGCGGTGATGACGCCTGCGACTTTGAACACGGCGAAGCCGGTGCCGATGCCGACCAGGGCGGCGCTGATGGGTTCCGCGTTCGCACTCACCCAGTCGCCGAACGCGGTGAGTTTTCCGGCCACGTCGCCCACGATGCCGGCCGCGCCGTTGAAGGCGTCGCCCAGCGCGGTGCCCGCGCCGGCCGCGCCGCCCATCGAGTCGAGCAGTGGCGTGAACTGGCCGATGAGGTCGCCGGCGGCTCCGGCGAGGCTCTTGCAGGTCTCCCATACGCCGGCGAAGATGTCGCCGGCGGCCTGGGCGGGGCCGGTGTTCTGGAACGCGGTGAGGAAATCGGAGACCTTCTGTTTCGCGGTGTCGAACGTGCTGGCGGCGGTATCCCGGATGGTGAGCAGGAAGTCCACGACGGGGCTGTCCTCCTCGATGTTGAACGCCTCGCGCAGTTCCGTGCTGAAGTCGCCGTCGCGCACGAGTTTGATGACGCCTTGCAGGCCGGTGGTCGCCTTGCCGCTGAACGCGCTGATTTTGTCGGCGGCGGCGCTCATGGCGGAGGTGACCGTCGGTTTGAACAGGTTGAACGCATCGGTCAGGCCGCCGACCACGGCGGCTTCGAGGTTGCCCATGGCTCCCTCCATGGTGGAGGTGCTGGTCGCGGCCTCTTTGGCGACGTCGCTCATGCCGAGGTCCATGATTGCGGCGGAGAACTCGTCCGCCGTGATCTCGCCCTTCTCCATGGCGTCCCTGAAATTGCCGGTGTACGCGCCGGCCTTGAGCATGGATTCCTGGAGCCGGCCGGCCGCACCGGGGATGGCGTCGGTCAGCTGGTTCCAGTTCTCGGTGGTCAGCTTGCCGGCTCCGGCGGTCTGGGTCATGACCATGGCCACGCTTTTGAACGTGTCGGCGTTGCCGCCTGCCACGGCGTTCAGATTGCCGGCGGCCTCGGTCAGGCCCACGTAGTCCTTGACTCCGTTGGCGGCGAGCTGGGCGGTGGTGTTCTGCACGGTCGCGAGGTCGTAGACCGTGCGGTCCGCGTATTCCTGTGTGGCCTTGGTGGCCTGGTCTATGGCGGTGGTGTCCAGTCCGGCGAAGCCCATGGTCTGCTTGAACTTGTCGGTGCTGTCGCTCATGTCCACGACGGCGGCGCTGAAGCCCTTGAGCTTGTCCCACAGGGCGGTCACGCCCTTGACGGCCATGCCGCCCATGAAGCTGCCGAAGGCGGCGGCTTTGCCGGTGACCTTGCTGAACGCCTTCACGGCGTCGTCGCTGTTGCCGGTGATTCTCACCGACATGATCGCGCTACGCGCCATGTTCCGCCTCCTCCATGCGTTCCATCTCCTGTTCGAGCAGTCCTATCGCGGTGCCCCAGTCCAGTTCGCTGGCCTCGTTGCGCCATGTCCACGGCGTGCCGCCGAAGTGGTGGGCGAGGATGACGCTGAGCTTGCCGAGCGAGTCGTCGGGCCACTCGCCTATTCGGTAGGGTTTTCCGTGGTCTCCACGTCGATGTCGTCCACGTCGTCGAGCCACTGGTCGTATGGTTTGGACGTGTTGCCGGCGAACCTCATCGCGAGGTACGCCATGTAGTAGGACTGGCGGATTCGGCTGCCGTCTCCGGCGGCCCATCCCTCCTTCTGCGCGTGTTCCTCGCATGAGGTGATGACGCGCGGGGTGAGCGGGGCCTCGCTGGTGTGGCCGTCGGTGTAGGTGACTTTCGCGATGTTGCGCACTGGTTATGCTCCCTTGATCTGTTCCAATGTCTTGTCGACGTACTGCTTGTAGAGGCGCGCCCACTGTGGTTCGGTGGAGGCGACGCCACTGTTGACGAACTGGCGGCCGACGATGCGGCGTCGGGGCCAGCCGTAGTTGATGACTCCTGCGTAGGGCACCGATTTGCGGCCGGCGCGGATGATGCCGGCCTTCTGGGTCGCGCCGATTCGCACGCTGCCGGCCAGTCGGCCGGTCCTGCCGTGCGGGGCGAGTGCCTTGACCGCCGGCAGTGCGACGCCCGCCGCCTGCCGGTTGACCTCCTTGAGCTGTTTGAGGTCGGCGCCGGCCTTGCGCATCGTGGCCACGAACCGTTTCTGGCCGACCACGTACAACGCCTTGTCGGCCATCACGCGCTGGCCGTGGCCGTGTAGGCGCTGGCCTTCACGTTGGTGGCCGAGAACTCGAAGTCCTTCTTGTTGCGGGTCTTCACGTCGCCGCCGAACGCGATGGGCGCGATGGTCACGGTCATGTCCAGTTGGAGGGAGCCCTTGTTGTTCGGTATGAACTTGGCGGTCTTCCGCTCCCCGGCGTGGTTCAGGCACCACACCTGCGCGCCCTCCATGCTGTAGTCCTCGCCGATGCTGCCCGACAGCTTCCATGTGGAGGTGAGCTCCCCGCTTTCCTCGTGCCCATCAAGGTAGGTGTCGGGGTCCTCGCTGGAATTGTCGGGGGCGAGCTCCACGCTCGTGCAGTCCACGTCGAGCCTGCACTGGTCGCCGGCGGCACCGATGACCAGGCTTCCCGGTCCCAGGGTGCGAATCTTGTCTGCCATGGTTGTTTCCTTTCGTGTTAGATGGCGTTCAAAGTGACTTCGTATGCGGCGAGCGTGCCCGCGTCGGCGAGGTTGAAGCCTGAGGCGGTGGCGCTGCGCAGGGGCAGGTTCTCCTGGTGCATGAGTTCGAGCACCTGCATGATGAGGGGGATGGCCTTCTGCTGGGTGGTGGGGGTGCCGGCCGTGACCATGAGCTTGATGGTGATTTCCGGCGGGTAGGGGTGCCATCCCTCCCATGTGAAATCAGGTGGTTCTATCCAGATGCTGGCTTTGCCCGGTGAGGGTTTGACCAGCGTGGGATCGTCGGTCACCTGTGTGACGATGCCGCCGAGCCCTGTGAGCTTTTCGGTCAGTTCGGAGACCGTGTTGTCGTAGTCGCTCATGACACCCCCATGCCGGCGGGTATGCCGGCGGCGCGCAGTTTCGGCCATGCGCTGCGCATCGGGTCGGTGCTGATTCTGAACGGTTCCACGCCGTCCACGGTCAGGCCGACGATGCCGTTGCGCGCGTCCTTCGCCTGCCATAGATCGAGGGAGATGCCAAGCACCACGTCATCGAGCAGTGGTTGGGCCAGTGTGTAGCCGGCGATGTGTGGGGCGAGGTATGCGCGCGCGGTCTTCAGCATGTCCGATAGCGTGGGCCTGTCGTCATCGTCCATGGTTCCGGCGAGATAGGCCAGTCTGCTGGTGAGCGGGTCCTGTTCGGTGTCGCTCATGGTCAGGCGGCGGCGAACTTGACGGGCAGGATGCCCTGCTTGAACGTGGTGCCGAACGCGGCGTAGCCGTAGACGCTGAACTGGCGGGTCAGGTTGATGATGTTGTCGGCCTGGAGCTGGAACGGGGAGCCGTTGGACTCCCACATGGTCACGGCGCTCTTGTCCATGAACACCACGGTGCCGGTCGGCGCGCCATCGAGCATACGCACGTCCTGGCGGAGCAGTCGGCCGCT